CTTGATATGGCGGTTCCAGTGGAGTACACCGACTCCTCGACCGGGAATGTGCTCGTGAAAGACACGTTCCGGTTCAAGGGCGAGTGGGTTGTGCCGCCAACCGCGACGTCCGCCGATACGGCGAACTTCCGCACGTTAGTCCAGAACGCCGTCGCTCACGCGACGGTAGTTGGCTGCGTTGAGGATGGCGATCCCGAGTATTGATATGGGTCCCAAAAGGCCTGTTTCTACATCGGGATATGGTGGTCCCGATCGGCGTAAGTCGATCGGATCTTGCCCCCTGGGGGGCAATTGCTTCGGAGCTTCGAGATGTTCGATCCACAGGTTGATCGCGTTAGCGAAAACCATGTCGCCCACCTACTCCGCTTTTGCGAGGATAATCCTACTCCTCGTACTCTTGGGGTTTGGTGCCTTGTTCGGCAACTGGGTCTGGTTTCTGGGCGAAAGCCCTTTTCAGACTCTGAGCCCTCCGATGATGTAGCTAAAAGTGCCAACGAGCACGTACGTGACGCGTCATTGGAGTTACTAGGCCTACCAAGTCCCGCTGATCATGATGATCACGAGCGGTACTGTATAGACCGTTACGCTTCCGAGTTCCTCAAAAAGGTGACTTGGCTGCCAACCGGTATCGACACAGAAGCCGCCACCCTCGTGGTATTCGAGGAAGCGGAGGCCAGCTGCAGGGAAGCCAACGAACGACTACGCCGAGGACTCGAGCCATGGTGGTTCGAGCGCGTGCGTAGCAACATTCGTGCTTACCTGGGACCCCTGAATTCTGACGTGCTAGACTCTATAGTCGAGCGCATGCGTCATGGTCCGGGGTCCTCAGTTGGTGTATCGGGCGACGGGCTTACGGTTTCTGACAAATACCGAAAACCCGTAACTTGTACTGAAGCTCTCCTGCCGTACGCAGAAGCGTTGATGGGACCCTCGTGGTTCCCTAATGCGACAATGCAAGTGGTGGAGGGGTCGAAGTACGGAACTGTTCCCAAGAAGGCGACGATTGAACGCGGCATCGCGACCGAGCCCACGCTGAATATGTATTGTCAGCTAGGGTTAGGAAGCCACGTCGTTAGTAGGTTGCGCCGATTCGGGGTCGATCTGCACAGTCAAGCATGGAACCAGTTTCTGGCTGAAGTAGCCCAGGACTGGAGACTTGCGACGTTGGATTTATCCAGCGCCAGCGACTGTGTGGCTTACGAGGCCGTAAGGTCGTTGTTACCTCCTGAATGGTTCCACTTATTTGCGCTCTTCCGGAGCCCCAAGATGCAAATCAAAGGGCAATGGAGAAGCTTAGAGAAGTGGTCCACGATGGGTAACG